GGCCATAGAGGCCGGATGTACGAGATTGATGGCGACCCGCTGCCAGATGCGAACAGTGGCCTCGAATACATGACTCTAATGTTAAAAGAAGTGACCAATGGCTGATGATTTTGGCAGCATGGAGATACACGGGCTTGATGAGCTAGAAGCTAAGCTTGCTGAAATGGACAATGATATGGCAGGCAAAGCTCTGTATGGAGCACTTAACTTTGCTTCATCGCCCATGGTTAAGGAAGCAAAACAACGAGCACCAGCTACAGAGCAGGCTTATAGAAGGTACATGTCTTCCGGACAAGGTGAAGCCACTTATACGACGACTTTACTTGGTAAAAAACGTAAAGGTAAGTCTAAAAAAGCTAAGCGGGGTGAAGGTAAGTTCGAAGTACAGCAACCTGGCACTTTAAGACGTAGTATCAGAAGGCAGCGCTTAAGAAAAATCAGAGAGTTTAACGAAGGAGGCGCCGCAGTCGGGATTTTTATCAAAAATAAACGCTCAGATTTACCGCCTTACTATTGGTATTTTGTGGAATATGGGACCTCTAAAATGCCAGCTGTACCATTTTTAAGACCTGCTTTTGATAACAATGTTGATTTAGCGGTAGATAGGTTTAAGACCAAACTAGCTGCAAACATAGAAAAATATACGGAGTAAACCATGATAGCAGGTGTGTATATATATAACGTGTTGTCAGCTCTGGTTGAAGGCAGGGTTTATCCGGATGAAGTTGGCGAATCTGATGATCAAACCACTCCGTATATTGTTTATCAAGATATCAGCAATATCCCCGAAATAACCATGGAGGGGGTGACAGGTCATGAATGGGTCCGCATGCAAATAGATGTTTATCATCATGATAAATACGCAGGCGTTTTGCTGGCCAATAAAGCTATCCAGTTAATTAATGATAATTCAATATCTGCAATATATGGCGGCAAAGTGTCCAGTAAAGATGGCGCTTTGTACCGTCAGATGATCGAGTATGAATTTTGGCAAACAGCCGACACCGAGTAACACTTTACCTTTAATGAAATGGAGTATGACATTATGTCAGTAGAAAATTTAGTAGATAGCGTTTATCGATTATTTGTAAAAACAGCAGTTGGAACACCGAGCTTCACAAAACTGCCTCATTTAATCAAGTGTGAGCCGCCAGTTCAGGACCCAGTACTAGACGATGTAACGGCATCTGATGATCGTCGTACTGTGAAAGTAGCAGTAGACTTTACTGAAGATAGCGAAATTGAGTTTGAATATGTGCTTGATGCCACAGACCCTGTGCATATGGCTATCCAAGACGCGTATGACAAACGTACTGAGCTCGAGTATAAGTACGTGTATGTTACAGCGCCAAAACTGAGCCGTAGTTTTAAAGCTATGGTCGTGAAGCTAACTCCTGATGCTGAAGACAAAAAGAAAAAAATTCGCATGAAAGGTACGCTTTCTATTACAAGTGAACCATTAGTTTTAGAAACTAGCGATCCGGTAATTACTGCCAAATAAATATATACATATACAAGCCTAAACTAGGCCCGCGATATCGTGGGCCTTTTTTAATCACCCTATTAATCAAATTGAGAGAAATACAAATGGCTACCAAAACAAAAGCTTATGATAAAGCGTTACTATTAGCAGCTGTTGCTAAATCCAAGTTGCTTTCACCAGAAGCGGCAAACATTGAAGAGCTTGATGGTGTTATTTATGCTCGTAGAATGTCAGTAGGCGAACGCGAAGAATATTTTGAAGCAATGAAAAAAGTAGAAGGCACTGGCAATGCTGAGGCCTTTGTGCGAGCTGCAGTAGATGAAAACGGCGAAGCTTTATTTGATGACAGCGATGAGGACTTAGCAATTGTTAAAAGCCTACCGCCATCTATCACTCAAGCTGTACTGGCGAAATTTAACGAAATTAATCATTTGGTAAGACCATCACCCAAGCAGGATGAAGAAGAGATTAAAAAAAACTCTTAACAAAACCTGATAGATTATTTTTGTTTAAGCTAGCAGGACACTTGGGTAAGACTGTAGCTGAGCTATCAGACACACTATCAATCAGCGAATTAAAAGAGTGGCAGGTGTTTGATAGGTTAGACCCTATAGGTGGACATCGAGGTGACTTGCAAGCAGCAATGATAGCGTTAATGCAGTCTTCCAATCCAGACGCCAAACTGACTGACTTTTTAGTTGTTGACCCAAATCCGATGACGGATGAGCAGCGCGAAGTTTATGAGGAGCAAATGCTTATGATAGAACTGCAGCAATCGGCCCAGCGTACTATCTCAATGTTTGAGCAGTTGGATTCAAAAAACCACCATTGATTGCACAAATTCAGTTTATTATAGTTGATAAACATGCATTTACTTGGATTACAAGATGAAGACTCTAACGGTATTAAAAGCTGCCTGTTTGGCTTTTGCGATGTTCTTACCTGCTACTTTGGCCATTGCAGATATTAGCTACAAAGATTTACCAAAAGAAGTAACGCCCGAAAATTATAAACAAGTGGGACAAGCCTTAGATCAGTGGATTATACTTGAAGATAATCGTTTGGGAAAAGTCTCTATGCTACCATCATCAATTGCTGAAGATGAACTCTCCAATCCTACAATATGGATGAAGATGGAGTTTATTAAGCCAGAAAAAGGCGTGAAGGTGCAAAAAATAATGTATGTGTTTAATTGCAGTATTCATAAATATGGCATTAGTAATTTAATAGCTTATGATAAAAAAGGCAACGTTGTGAAAAATATATCAAGACCTACGGTTTTATCTGTTGACACCGTGGCTATTCCCCAGACTTTTCAGTACGGTTTAATGCAAGCTTTGTGTGATTGATATATGAACAACCCGTAACTAAACAAAAAGGCCTCAATCGTTTGATTGGGGTTTTTTTATGCGCGTATGTAAAGTAAAGGAGCTGTAGAGTGGCCAAAGTATTATCCCGCCTAGATATCATATTGTTTGCCAACACAGCACAATATCGCCGTGAGATCCGTGAAACAGGTGAGTCAACTAAGACTGCTATGCAAGCAATGGCAGATGATGCAAAAAAAATGGCCAAAGTAGGTGCTGCTGCATTTGCCTCTATGGCCGCAGCTGGTGCCACCGCTGTAGGAGTGATGGTCAAAGAGCAAATTGAATTAGGTAATGAAATTGCGCGAACAGCAAAAATAGCAAACTCATCGGTTCAAGCCATACAGAAGCAAACATTCGCAGTTAAGGCGTCTGGTATCGAAATGGATAAGCTGGGCGATATCTATAAAGACACGCAGGATAAGGTTGGTGACTTTTTGACCACTGGCGGTGGCGAAATGGCCGACTTCTTTGAAAATATCGCTCCTAAAGTGGGGGTAACCGCTGAAGAGTTCAGGAGGCTATCAGGGCCAGATGCTCTACAGTTGTATTATGACAGCTTGCAAAAAGCCAACCTGTCTCAGTCAGAGCTTGTCTTTTACATGGAGTCTGTGGCTGACGAAGCCAGTCTGTTGATACCTTATTTGCATGATGGGGGCGCTGGGTTTGATATATGGTACCAGGCAGCTAAAAACGCGGGCGCTGTAATGACCGATGAAACAATTGTTGCAACAGAACAATTGCGAGCATCCACTGGACTATTGACACTATCTTATGAAGGCGCTAAAAATCAGTTTACTCAAGGTATTATACCTGTCCTAAGCGACATGGCTGGTATGCTGGTTGAAGATGCGTCTGCAGCAGATACAGCACGCAAGGCTGGCGAGCTATTAGCGAAAGGATTTAAAGTGCTGGCTGCAACGGGTGTTGGTGTTGTCGCCATAGTTACGTCCATAGGACAGGCCTTGTATGGCGTAGCAAAAGCTGCTTCACAATTTGGGAATGGAGTGGATTGGTCTAGTCCGTTTGCCATATTTCAAGTTGGCAGTAATTTTATTGAAAACAATAAGTCAGCTGCAGCAGTGCTACAGCAAACAGCGAGTGACATAGTCAAAACATATACGGATGCAGACGCCTTCATGGGCAAAATCATGCATCTTGGAGAGAATGGTACAAACAAAACGGTCGCGGCTGTTGTCGAGCTCAACAAAGCTCAAGACCAGCTTAGAAAAACCCTAGGCCAAACCGGCCAAGAGTATCAAAATCAGAAAAAGCAGGCTGAAGATGCAGCCAAAGCAGCTGAGAAGGCGGCTAAAAAGACAGCAAACAGTAAATCATTAATCCCTAAAGCTACAGCCGATGCAATCCTTGAGGGTGCTAAGCGCTTGGGAGTTAATCCTAATGACTTGGCTGCAGTTATATCATTCGAGACATCCGGAACATTTAGCACAAATGCTCGCAACCCTGGCTCGTCAGCCACTGGTCTAATCCAGTTTATGGAAGCCAGTGATGGTAAAAAAGATGGCAAGTATTATGGGCACACGCGCAACCAGTTTGGCGCATTACTACCCTTACAGCAAATGGAGTATGTTGTTAAATACCTCCAAGGCCGCGGCATTGGTCCAGGCTCGGATGTGGGTGCAATATACGACGCTGTAGCGGGGTATGGTTACAAACGTGGCTCAAAAGAATATGAGCAAAATAAAGTTTGGGACGTTAACGGCGATGGCGTTGTAGTAAAAGGCGAAGCAGTCAAGGGTAGCCGATTTAGGCAACATATTAAACCTTACTTTAGTGATGGCGATGCAATAGCGCAAAACAACATCGCCGAGCAAGCCAGAGAAGCAGAACGCATTGCTGAGCAGCAAGCAAAACAGCGCGAATCAATACGACGTGAGTACGCCGATAAGATTACTCAAATTGAAATGGATTTAGCTGAGAAGTTAAAAACAATTGAAGGGTCGAACTTCGGTGATGAAGAAAAAAAGCAGTTAACAGCTAAAGCCAAAGAACGCGCTGATATTGAGATTAAGCAATATCAACGTGCGCAAGATGAAAAAATTGCAGCGCTGACTAAATTTGGTAAAACTGAAGCCGAATTGATTAAACAAGATGCAGATCAGCGCATTGCAGCATTAACGCTTGACCAAGAATTAACTGATACGCAAAAGCAAGCCGGTATTGCAAACATCGAAGCTGAGCGTGACTACAAGCTAAGTCAGCTTGCATACATTCATGACGTTGAGATGAATCAAGCTCAAAGTCTTGAGTACATTGAATCTGAGCGAATTAAAGCACAGTACGCACTCGAGCGTCGTGAGCTTGAACTTACGATAGGCATGGACGAAGACCTACGTGCTGCTAAGAGCAAGGCGATTAATCAGGCAGAACAGCTTGCACTCGATGAGCTACGTTATGCGCATGAAGATGAGTTAAGACAACTTGGTAGCTATGGCTTAACAGAATTACAGCGTATAAGAGCAGACTATGAGCAGCAAAGACGTGAGATTGAGCGTCGTACTGATATAGACTCAGAGCAAAAATCTCAACTGCGTAATGCGGTAACTGGCGGTGAGATATACGCGGTCAAAGATTATCAAAAAAATGTAAGAGACCAATACGGTAGTTTGCAGTCAGAGTTGAACGGTACCGCTGCAAATTATCAGCTCGCTCAAGAGTACGAGTCTCGCTTAAAGTTAATACAAGATGCACTAGATGCTGAGGTTATAGCTGTCAAAGAAGCTGAAAAAGCCAAGCTTGACGCTCGGATGATGTTTGAGAGTGCGGCCACTCAGTTGTCTTTAACTAGCTCACAAACGATCGCAGGCAATCTTGCGGAGTCATTTAAAACTGTACTTGGCGAGCAAAACGCAGCTTATCAAACCATGTTTGCTGCACAGCAGGTGTTTGTTATGGCTTCTGCGGGCTTAAACATGTATGACGCCTGGGGTGATGCAATGGCAGAAGGCGCTACTTTATCGCAAAAATTTGCAGCAGCCGCTACTATTGCTACAGAGTTTGGCCGAATTATAACAGCTGCAAGCTCTATGAAGCTTGAACTGCCAGGCTTTAAGACTGGGGGCTTTACCGGCAAGGGCGAAGACGAAGTTGTTGGATTTGTACATGGAGAAGAATTTGTTGCAAACGCTGGCGTGACTCGTACGTATCGACCTGAATTAGAGGCTATGCATAATGGCACCTACAGGCGCAACAGTGGCAACACTAATATCAATGTGAGCGTTAAAGTCGAAAGTAATGGTCAGAGTACAGTTGAGTCGAATCAACAGTTGGGTAAACAGCTGGGTGCGGGGCTTGTCGAGAAGATTAAGCAGGTCTTGGTGCAAGAGAGTAAGCCTGGAGGTTTGTTATATGCTTAGTTTGTTATATGATAATTACTCATTTTAAGGAGACTGCGATGAAGTATTTATCATTACTATTGGCATCAAGTGCTTTTTTAATGTCGGCATGTTCTACCACGCCGACTACAATCCCAAATGCAGTGTCATCAACATTGTTTGCTACTCAATCTGCTGGTACTGTTCCTTTAACAATTACTCGTGATAGCGGCATAGTAGGAGCGGGTTGCAAGATTCAAGTGTCTATTGATAATCAGCAAGTAGCTGCTTTAAGACCCTCTGAATCAGTAACTATGCATGTACCGGCAGGCAAGCACATCTTAGCTATTGATACAAAAGATGCTGGTTCTATATTGTGCACATCTATTCAAGACGCTGTGCGTGTCAACTTAGAAAAAAACGACCCTGTGAGCTATAGAATCAGATTTGATACTAATGGCAATTTGCAATTACTGCCCACGCTATAAACTTAACCCAGCGCATTAAGGCCCACTCGATTGAGTGGGTTTTTTATTGGGAGGAATATGAAGACGTTTGTATGGTCCGTTGACATGGGTCCTAGCGCCCAAACATCACACCGAGTTGGCAAAAACCAGTTTGGTGATGGCTACGCTCAAAAATTTAAGATAGGCATAAACAATAAAACAAAGAATTGGTCTGGCACAAAAAAGGGAGACTACCGAACAATCATCAAACCGATTATTGACTTTCTCGACGAGCATGAAGGCTACTTACCTTTTTTGTGGACCGACCCACACGGCGAGACTCGGCAATATACTTGCTCAGATTATCCCGTAGTCCAAACAAAGGGTAACCACTGGCAAATTACTCTTAATTTTGAGCAAAATCACAGCGTTTAACCCCTCTTAATTAATCAACCATACGCCCCGCAGCTATCAGCTCGGGGCTTTTTTTGGAGCAAATAAAATGGCGATAAAATTACCCGACCCAGGCAACGGCATTCCCGAGCAAAAGACAGGAAACGATGAATGGACGAACATGAAGATTGTGCGCGATAACTTTGCTGATCAGAGTAATGCAGCGAGTAGGCTTGTGGGTAAGAATGGCGGAAACCTACTCGAAGCAGGGACAGGTGGCATAGGTTGGATAACTACAAACTACAGTTCGAAAGAGCAACGAACAGAAAATGGATTTTTTAATTACTTAGATAATGGTACATATGATGATATATCTGGTGCTCCCAATTATCAAATGAGTATATCTGTAAACTGGGTTGATCCGTCATCAGGTGCTCAAATACTGATTGGTGTAGGAGAAAATCCAACATTAGGGCTTAGGGCTTGGAGTAGTAGTGCAAAAAAATATGTAAATTATCGCAAGATATACTTCGAAGGCAATACAACTAAAGACAGCAACGGTTTTTTAAAAGCAGCTTCACCCGTTGTAGATTTGTACGATGACAGAGTTGAGCTTAATGGTGACGCTGAAATACAAGGCATCGAGCTTATCAAAAACGGTAAAGGGGATTATACGCTAAAAACCAAAACAGGCTTACGCTCAGATAATACATGGCAAACGGAGTTACCGCAGGACAACAACAAAAATCCGTTGTTTGCAGTAGCTATTGATACAAAAGATGACGGCACTATTCACATTAAATGCTACAAGCGTATTTTTAATATGCAGACGTTTATGTTCGAGCCTGACTTGGACAGTCCTGTTGATATTACAGAGGGTCGATTTATCTCAGTGCGTTTAAATGACAATCCGGAACCGGAGCAACTAGATGAGCCAACTATCTAATGATCTTCAAAAACTCTCAGTATCGGGTCTCGTTACGCTCTATGAATTAGATGCAACTCAATTGGGCGGTGATATTTACCGTTGGCATGGTCACATAAGTTATCAAGACTGGGTGTATATTTTTGAGCATGCAAGTAAAAATCAGTATGCGGATAAGACCAAATACACAAAGCCAATTGGCAAAGATGAAGTGCATAAAAGAAATATTATCTGGCAGGGCAAGACGTTTACCCCAATGCCTATCAGCGCGGACGGGCTTGAGGTGCGCGGGGATAGTAGACCATCATCACCCTCGCTTGCTGTGGCCAATATGATTGACGGCCAAGCTGGGGCAATAGGAATACTATGCGCTTACTTTAACGACTTTGTTGGAGCCAAGCTCAAGGTAATTCGTGTGCTCGCTAAATATCTTGATGCTGCCAATTTTGCGGACGGCAACCCCTCAGCTGACCCCACTCAGTTTAGCTTTCAAGATTGGGAAATCAATAAGAAGCTACGCGAGTCTCTTAGCGAGAAATCAAGCGAAGTTGTCTTTGAGTTGAGCACACCGCTTACTGCGCAAAATCAAAAAATACCAGCTCGAACCATCACAAAGTACTGTGATTGGTGCGTCAAAGGTAAATACCGAGGTGAGTCGTGCGGCTATACGGGCGCGGCTATGTTTACTGAAGACGGCAAGCCCACAAACAACCCCGCACTTGATAAGTGCGGTGGCCTTATTAAAGACTGTAAGCTCCGATTTGGCGAAAATCAGCCACTAAGACATGGTGGGTTCGCATCGTCTCGTATCAGCTAAGGTGAATCATGAAACTGACTAAAAAAGCAAAAGACGCAATCATTGAGCACGCTAAAGAGTGTTATCCGCTTGAGTCCTGTGGCCTCATCATTAATCGTCAGTATGTACCATGCAACAATATTGCCAGTCGTTCAGAGGATTTTGTGGTTGACCCGCGTGATTTGGTAAAAGCGGAAGCGTTGGGTAAAGTGCAAGCGATTGTACACAGTCATCCAAATGGTACTTGTCAGCCTTCTTTAGTTGATAATCAAAACATTGATAAACATGGCGTACCGTGGGTTATTGTCGGATATCCTGAAATTGAATTTGGTATCTATTACGAGGGTGTCAAACAGCCACTTATCAATCGTCAGTATGTTCATGGCGAATTAGATTGCTTTACTATCATCAAAGACTACTATGAGCGTGAGCTTGATATTACGCTTGATGATTTTGAGCGCGTTGACCGCTGGTGGGAAACGGCGGAGTCCAGTCTGTATCTTGATAACTATAAATCACAAGGGTTTGTCGAGGTTGATGAATTACAACGTCACGATATTATTTTATGTGCTGTGCAACCCACTAAGCAGGTAAATCACGCTTTAATATACTTGGGTGATGACGGCAGTCTAAAATCAGAAGATACAGAACCTTGCATTGGTGATCATATCATTTTGCATCATCCGTATGGCAGACGCTCAAAACGTGAAATTTATGGCAATATATGGCAGGGACGGACTGCGTTGATTATTAGACATAAATCTTTAATAGGCGAGACTAATAATGCTCAAGAAGATTGAATTACATGGCGTATTGGCCGAAAAGTTTGGTAAGTTTTTCGAACTTGATGTAGCATCTCCCCGTGAAGCTTGCGAAGCATTAAGCTACCAACTACCAGGCTTTAGAAAGTTTATGAAGACCGCTCATGATAGTGGTCTTTTTTTTGCTGTGTATAACGATGACAACAATATCGGGCCTGAAGAGATTGAGCAGCAAACAGGGGCGTCTATCATTCGCATCGTCCCCAAGATTATTGGCTCAGGCGGTGACTCATTGGGGATTTTGCAAGTGGTGGCAGGCGTAGCTCTTATTGGGCTAAGTTTTACGCCATTTGGTGCCGGATGGGCGATGGGCGCCGGTATAGGCGTATTAGTTGGTGGCGCAGCAACATTATTAATGCCCACACCAAAAATCGACCCGCGAGACCCTAGTGAGAATAAGCCAAATTACGGCTATGGCGGAGCAGTTACAAGCGTTAAATCCGGTAACTGCGTACCATTGCAATATGGCCGTGGCCGAATTGGCGGTCATCTACTAGGCGGTATGAGTGTAAGTGAGGACACATAATGCAATTAATCTATGGCTCTAAAGCTGGACAAAAAAAGCCACATACCCCGCGTATATCTGACGATAATGTTGCGTCTATTACCAAGATTACTGCCCTTTATTTGCTGGGCGAGGGTGAAATGCGTGGCTTAGTTAACGGCTCAAAAAGCATTTACTTCGAAGACACACCGCTTGAAGATGACAATGGCCATCGCAACTTTGAAAATGTCGAGTGGGAAATTCGGCACGGTACTGTTGATCAAACCCATATACCTGGTGTACCTAGTGCCAGTAATGAGCAAA